AAGCTAGAGAAACAACTACAGCAACAAATTATTCAAACTAGGGAACAAAAAATATCAGATGCTATGGAAGCAGTTAGTCGTGTAGAAAATAATATAGTTTCCGAAAAAGAATTTAAAGTACTTATGAAAGGTGATTTACAGAATATGCTTATTGATGCAGTCAAATTCTATGAAGCTAGAATTAAATTGACTTGTGTTATAGGTGATACCTTTATGTATGAAGCAATGTTGCCAGGAACAGAGTATCCAATAATCCCTATACATTATAAATGGACTGGGACTCCGTATCCTATGTCTGCCGTTGCTCCCTTGGTAGGAAAACAACAAGAGCTTAATAAGGCTCATCAACTGATGGTGCATAATGCATCGTTAGGCTCCTCCTTGAGATATCTCTACCAGGAAGGCAGTATAGACGAAGACTATTGGGAGCGTTATGCCTCTGCTCCTGGCGCACTCTTACCAGTAAGACAAGGCTTTGAACCGCCCACTACCTTGCAGCCTGCTCCAATATCTTCTGCATTTGCTAATATTGTAGAGCTTGGTAAAACAGATATGGAATATCTTGCAGGTATTTATTCTTCAATGCAGGGTGATGTTAAAG